CAAGAGCCCACGGAAGGGGGCCACGCCACCCTCCAGGACGTTCTGGCACGGACCCACCTCCTTGTGGCCCACAACGCCAAGTTCGAGTTGATGTGGCTCCGTGAAACGGGCTTCGTATACGACAAGCGGGTTTGGTGCACCCAAGTCGCTGAATACGTGCTGGCCCGGGCTGTCCGAAAGAGTTTCAAGCTGAAAGACATCTTAGAAGACCGGGGGCTCTCCCCAAAGCGAACTGACCTCACCCAAAGTTACCTCGACAACGGCGTTGGTTTCGAAGATATGCCGTGGGGCGTAGTCGAGGAATACGGGTTGGGGGACGTTCGGAGTACAATGGAACTGGTTCGGGCTCAATTGGCTGAGCTCGGCATGAAGTCGGAGGAGTTCGTATGACCCATGACCCTCGGTATATAACTGTAAAAACTGGAGAGCCCAACTATTGGCAGATTTATAAGCTTGCAAACTCAGCATCCGATATGCTATCCTACAGTCGGTATGACGTTGAAGGAATATGTGTGTTTAAGAATCGGGATGCTGCCCTCAGAAAGGTAAATGAGTTACTTAACAGAAAGGAAGCCAAATGACCCTACTGGTTTTTGAGGCGGTCCAGGCGCACTTGAAGCAATTGGAGGCACGTATAAAGACCCTGGAAACAAAGACCCAAAACGAACAATTTAACCTTTTCCCCGGGGTGGATTTGGGTTCTTCCCAAACACTCCCGAAGGAGGCGTTCGTGCAGGCGTACATGTTGGTACGGGCTGGGCTCATCGAAAACTTTGACGAAGTGGGTGCCCTTGAAAGGGCTTTCAAAATCTGGAGCAGAATACATTGTCACTGAAGCCCACTCTTCTGATGTCTTTCGAGTTGACATCCGTCCTGGCCGACATGGAACGGACAGGCTGGTGCATCGACACGGAGGCCCTCGGGGTCATCGAAAAGGACTACACGGATGAGCTCGGGGTCTTGAAGCCGAGGCTCCAGGAGATTATTCGGGAGGTGATGGGTGACACTCCCATCAACTTGGACAGTGGCGACGATCTGTCCAAGCTCTTGTACTCCCGGTCCGTGAAGGATAAGCGGGCTTGGGCTGCCAAGTTCAACTTAGGAACAGAGTGGCGGGGAGCTTCTCGGAAGCCCAAGCGTCGTGCTGAGTATCGCAAGAAGGTCTTTCGTACCCTTGTGGTGCAGATGACCGACGTTATGCACAAGACGGATGCTTGTCGGTGTGTGAAGTGCTCGGGGAAGGGGCACACGTACCCCACAAAAAAAGACGGCACCTCCAGCAAGGCCAAGCGGGTCTGTCGGCAATGTGGTGGGAAGGGTATCGAGTACGTGCCATCCACGAAGGTCGCTGGGCTCAAGCTCGTGCCACGGACTGCCCTGGACACATGCACCAGCGGGTTTGCTTGTAACTCGGACACCCTCAAGGCACAGGCCCCCAACCTGACCGGCGTAGCCCAGGAGTTTGTCACGAAGTTCATGCGGTACAATGCCATCAAGACCTACTTGAAGACCTTCGTGCTCGGCATCAAGAATGAGCTCCAGGGCAACATGGTATACGTGGGGCTCAACCAGACGGTGGTGGTCACGGGCAGGCTGTCCTCCCGGTTCCACAACATGCCTCGGGAGAGCACGTTCCCCGTCAGGCGGGCCATCGTGTCTCGGTTCGAGGGTGGCTCGATAATGGTGGGGGACTTCGCTCAGCTTGAGTTCCGTGTCGCAGGGTTCCTGTCCACGGACCCCCAGGTCTACCGGGACATCGAAGAGGGAGTGGATGTTCACGAGCGTACTGCTAAGATCATGAAGCTGGAGGAGGTCTATGATGACTTCAAGCAGGCACGACAAGCAGCCAAGGCCGACACCTTCAAACCCTTGTACGGAGGGACCACTGGTTCCCCCCGACAGATGCTCTACTACCAGAAGTTCAAGGACCACTACGAGGGCATTACAGCGTGGCATGACAGGCTGGCCATAGAGGCCCTCACCCACCGCAAGATCACCCTGCCATCGGGCCGGGAGTATTCGTTCCCCAATGTACGGAGGACCAAGTGGGGTTCCGTGACTTCGATCACGGCCATCAAGAACTATCCGGTCCAGGGCTTTGCCACCGGAGACCTCCTTCCAATAGCCCTGATTGGCTGCCACCGCCGCCTACAAGAGGCAGGCTGCCAGTCCCTCATCATCTACACCCAGCACGACTCCATTATATTGGACGTGCACCCAGACGAGGTGAAAATAGTGCTTGACATCCTACGTGAAAGTATGCTATCATTACCCCTAGAATGCAGAGAACGGTATGGAATTGAATATGACATGCCCGTTGAGATCGAAGTCAAAGTTGGACCGAATTGGCTCGAAGGAAAGGAAGTCGGATGAAGAATGTTATAGGAAAAGCCAAAGAGATTGAAGCCTACGTAACCGGAAAGGAAACCAAATGACCAAAGCACTTGCAGTGTTCGAAGAGACCACCGAAGTCAGCACGGAGGCTCTTGGTGAGCTTACCGACGCTGAGTTGATGCGGCTGAGTGGCCAAGACGAGGGCTTCCACGGCTTGCCCCGCCTTGCCATCAACTACGAAGACGACGAAGAGATCGCAGGCAAAGTCCACAAACTCGACAAGGGTACCTACACCATCCGTGACCCAGAGACGGGCCAGACCATCTACGCAGAGACGGCTTTCTTCCAGCCCTTCCTGCGGCGGTACTCCTACTCGGTGTGGGACAACGAGGCGAACAAATACACTCCTTCCACCGTCCAAGCCACCACCCTCGGGTCCGTGTTCCCCGACACGGCAGGCGGTGACAAGTGTGGCAAGCTCTCCAAGGGAGAACGAGAGAAGCTCCCGGCTGGCTCCCCCGAGGCTGTCTATCAGGAGTCCGTCAAGTGCAACCAGATCTTCTACGGGATCGTGACCCTCGAAGGCAAGTTCGCGGATGGCACGAAGGCCTCCGTGACTGCCCTCCCCTGTACCTTCTATGCGAAGGGCATCAACTACATGCCCATCTCGGAGCTCATCAAGGGGTTCAAGAAGCAGAACCTTCTGATGATGAAGGCGCAGATCAAGCTGGCCACCACCCGTGTCAAGAAGGGCAAGATCACCTTCTACCCCGTGGAACCCACCCTCGCTAAGGAAGTGGACTTCACGGAGGAGCACAAGGAGATCATGTCCGAGTTCCTTTCGGTTATCGTGGCTGCTAACAACTGGGTCATCGACCAGCACAGGCAGAACCAAGTCCAGGAACTCACGGGCAAGGAGCTCAACTTGAAAGCATCCCTCGAAGACGACGACGTGCCCTTCTGATGCTCCAAGAACACCTCCAACTCTACATGGACTCCGTAGCCCGTGGCAAGGAAAATCTTCCTGACTACCTTGCCCGGGACTTCGGGGAGGCATGTGCCAAGGCCATCGCCCGTCAGTGGAACCCCAAGGATGCGTGGCGGCTACGTATGTCGGGGGTGGGGGGCAACTGGTGTGAGCAGCGGCTGGCACGGATGGGCATTAAGGGGGAGATTGATTACTCCCTGCCCATCAAGTTCCTTCTTGGGGACATCGTGGAAGCCATCATGATGGTCATCATCGAGGCCTCGGGGCTCAAGATACAGAGCTTCCAACAGGCTGTGTCCCTCGACACAGCAGGCCGTGTGCTCAAGGGCACCCTGGATATCAAGCTGCACGAGAAGATATGGGATATCAAGTCAGCCTCCCCCACGTCCTTCGTCATGAAATTCGGGGACACCTACGGGGGCTACCAGAAGCTCCGTGACAATGACCCATTCGGCTACGTGGTGCAGGGCTATTTGTACTCGACGGCAGCCGAGGCCCCTTTCGGTGGCTGGATCGTCATCAACAAGGTGACTGGGGAGATCGCTGTCTTAGAGGCACCTGAGTACAACGAAAAGGAGAGGGAAGAGGCAATCATGCGGGCGGAAGAGAACATCGAGAAGATCATGAGTGATGAGCCTTTCGTGGTTCCCTTCAAGGACATCCCCGAGGTCAAGAAACTAACCGTCAATAAGAAAAAGGTGGAGGCCCCGACAGGCAACCGGCTTCTTCCCTCTCCCTGCGGCTGGTGCAAGTTCAAGCGGCACTGTTGGCCCGAGTGCGAGGTGCACAAGTCCATCGCTAAGGGAGGGAACCGTGCCCCTATGGTGTGGTACTCGAAGCTCAGGAACAAGGTGAGATCCTAATGCCCCTAATCTTCCAACGCACCATCACGGATGGAGATCGTATCCAAAACCCCGGTGTCCTATACGTCTACGAAGACAGCGACGTACACCATGACCCCGTCTACAACTATAAGGACAATGCCCTGGCAGTGCGGGTCCGTGCACGGAAGGCGGCGAGTACCGCCGTGGAATGGGAGGACTTGTACTACACGGAGAATGTTCTGAAGTTCGGGGAGGACTGGGTACAGGTGGAGCGGGCTCTCAAAGCCGGGGCCATTGTGGTCATGCCCCAGGACTTCGCCCAGTCTATGGTAGCCTTGGCACCCAAGACCTATGGGTATGTCCGTGCCGCTATAGCCAATGCAGTTACCCTTTACAACACCAAAATGGTGCGCTTGAAAGAGAAGGTGACAGGTGGCGACTAGACACAGGTTCCGCAGCGGCTTCGAGCGCCAGATCGCACGGCAGCTGGATCGCAACCGGATGCCCTACGAATACGAGAAGCACAAGTTCGATTATGTGCTCAAGACCAAGCGGTATACACCCGACTTCTTCATCACGAAGGGTGGCTTCTTCGTGGAGGTGAAGGGCCGGTTGTCCACGGCAGACAGGGTCAAGTCCCTCTGCGTAAAGAACCAGCATCCGAACATTGACTTGAGATTCGTGTTTCTCAAGGCAGGCAACCGAATCAGTAAAGACTCCCGTACCACGTATGGTGCGTGGGCAGACAAACACAGTTTCAAATGGGCCGAAGGGGCAATCCCCAAGGCGTGGTTGAAGGAAAGGAAAGTGAAATGAAAACCCCCAAAAACGGCATCGGTATCACCCTACAACTCGACGGCAAGGATCACTTCCGCTACGAGATCGAGGACAACACCCAAGCTGACCTACGGAAGGACGGTGCGCTGTACGTGGCAGGCTTGGCCCTCCGTCAACTTCTCGACTACCCTCAGTTCCTGTTGAAGATCGGGTTCTCGCTGGTCGAGGCCGACACGGTTCTCAAAAGCGACAAGGCGGCACAGATCACGGAGGATGCCATTGTCAACTTGGCAGCGTTCAAGGAGACTGAGAAGGGCAAGGGTAATTGGGGTGGCAATGGAGATGAGGCGTGAGGATCATGGTAGACGCCGCCCTGGCCTCCACGTGGGGCATAGCCGAGGAGGCCGCAACCATGTCAGACGGGAAGGTTTGGACAGGATCTTTGGGAGTTCTTTTGCCCCTTTGCACGAGACGAGGTTGCAAGAAAGAGGAGTATAAGGGATGCCCGCACGAATTTTAATCTTAGACATCGAAACGGCACCTAACCTCGCCTACGTGTGGCGGTTCTTTAAGGAGAACGTGAGCCTCGACCAACTCCAAGAGCACTCAAACATCCTGTCCGTGGCTGCCAAATGGCTCGGAGAGAAGCGGGTGTACTACTGGGGTACCGACAAACACACGGAGGCCGAGGTCCTAGCCTATACCAATAAACTCCTAGACGAGGCCGACATCGTAGTGGCCCACAACGGGGACCGCTTCGACATGGCCAAGATACGTGGCCGTTCCCTCGTGCATGGATTGGACCTACCCTCCCCGTATAAACAGATCGACACATGGAAGATCGCTAAGCGTGAGTTTGGTTTCGACTCCAACTCCCTGGCCTATCTTGCGGATGTCCTGGGGTGCTCCCCCAAGACTAAGCATAAGGAGTTCCCTGGGTTTGAGTTGTGGGCTGAGTGTCTCAAGGGTAATAAGAGGGCCTGGAAGGAGCTCTGTCTGTACAACAAACAAGATGTCTTGACACTCGAAGAAATTTATGTTAAGATACGCCCCTACGCTCGGAACCATCCATCGGTGTCAGCTGTAGGAGAACCAGGAGAAGTGACGTGTCCTAAGTGTGGCTCCACAGACCAGAAGAAACGAGGCCACTACTACACGAATACCCAGAAGTACCAGCGGTACAAGTGCATGGGGTGTGGTGGATGGCATCGGGCTCGGTTTACGGAGTACCCGAAAGAGCATAGGCACATCTTGACGGTGTCAACGGGATGACCTGGGCCACAGTAGCTCTGGTGTTTGTGATCCTAATCACCATCCCTTTCTGGGTTCCAGGCTTGGTGATTTTGATTATGGTGCTTGGTATCCTTGTAGTGACACCTTTTATAATCATAGGGGAATGGTGGGAGGGCCGCAAGAAATGAACGGCTTCCGTGATCCCTACGAAGAGATAGCAGAAAAGGAGCAAGTTTGGATGACTTCTGAGATGGCCGCCAAGACATTGGCTGACCGGGGGGTTTCACTCAAGCGGGATGCGGCAGAGGAACTGGAGGCCACCACCCTCAACAAAGACTTCGACATGGTGAACAACCCCCACTACTACCAAAACGGGGGCCTGGAAACCATCGAGGTAATTGAAGGAGCCCTCACGTACGCAGAGGTGACCGGCTACATGGCCGGGAATATCCTCAAGTACGTGTCCCGGTATAAGCGGAAGGGGATGCCTATCAAGGATCTCCAGAAGGCCGAGTGGTACTTGAAGAGGCTTATTAAAACAGTCGAAAGGCACGAGGGGGCGGCAGCCAAATGAACACCTACGTAATCTGCACCACCAAGTCCTGGAATATCACCCAGTTCCACGTACAGACCAAGGGCAGGGTTGGGGGAGTGGGCCGGGAGTTCGTGCTCATCACGGACCCTCGGGAGCTCACCGTCGAGTACCTTGAGTTGCTGAACCCTCGCTACGTGTTCTTTCCCCATTGGTCGTGGAAGGTGCCCCCCGAGATCTTCGAGAGGTGGGAGTGCGTCTGCTTTCATATGTCGGATGTTCCATATGGACGTGGGGGGTCTCCCCTCCAGAACCTCATACTTGAGGGGAAGGAAGAGACGTGGCTCGTGGGCCTCCAGATGGTTCATGAGCTGGATGCTGGCCCCGTCTATTGTCGGTACCACCTGTGGCTGAAGGGCTCAGCCCAATCCATCTACGAGACTGCCGCCATGAAAGTCTGGTGGGCCATCGACAGGATCATCCGCGACAATCCGACACCTGTCCCCCAGTCAGGATACGTCAAGGTGTTTGAACGACGGAAGCCCCACCAAAGCGAGCTCTTCATGGACGGGAAGAAAACTCCCAAGGAGGTCTACGACCATATACGGATGCTGGATGCTGACACGTACCCCCGGGCCTTCCTCCGAGTGGAGGGCTATCACATGGAGCTCTCTGAAGCCAAGTTAAACCGCGATGATACCGTGACATGCCAAGTGACAATGCGGGAGATGGCCGGTGCTTAGTACAATCGACAAGATCGAAAAGATCCGTGCGGAGAACAACCGAAGCTGGATGGATATCCTCCGGCTTGCATCCCGGGTAGCTCCAGAGGAGGCACGGAAGCTCCTTGGGGAGATCGTGGCCCGGGACAAGGAGATCTCAGCCTTGTTAGAAGAGGGATTAGCTGACGATGTATAAGTCCACCCGCAACCCCATGTTCCGGAGCTCCTTTGCCGAGGACATCTTTAACCAGAAGTATAGCCACGAGGACTGCGAGACGTATGCAGCTCTTTGTGAGGTCCTGGTCCATGACGTGTGTGAGGGTCTAATGACCGGGGACGAGATGGAGCAGCTTATCGAGTACATGGTCAAGATGTACTTTATACCCGGGGGCCGGTACTTGTACTACGCTGGGCGGGACCGGAAGTTCTTCAACAACTGCTTCCTATTGAAAGCGGAGGAGGATACTCGTGAAGACTGGGCGGAGCTTTCTAAGAAGACTGAGCTATGCCTGTCTACTGGGGGTGGGATCGGCGTCGATTATAGTATATACCGCCCTAGTGGTAGCACTCTATTTGGGACGGGTGGTGTTGCAAGTGGGCCTCTAGCTAAAATGCAGATGGTGAACGAAATTGGCCGGGGCATTATCCAAGGGGGTTCGAGGCGGTCAGCCCTGTATGCCAGCCTCGGCTGGAAGCACGGAGACGTATACGACTTCCTCCGTATAAAGAACTGGCACGACATAGCGGTGGCGGGTACGGGAGGCAAGACCGTGGCTGATTTGAAGGAGGCCAACTTCGACTTCCGTGCACCTATGGACATGACCAACA